CCGCTACTTCGGCAACGAAGTACTTAGCCACGAAGCCGACGCCGCCGACCTAGGGCGCCTAAATGACGGCGCTCCTCTGCTGTTCAACCACAACCCCGATAAGGTCGTCGGTGTAGTAGAGCGTGCCTACATCAACGACAAAGACAAGCGTGGCTATGCCAAGGTCCGCTTCTCCCGCAACAAATTCGCCCAAGAAGTGCTGGATGATGTGAAGGATGGCATCCTTCGGGGCATCAGCTTCGGTTACGCCATCGACAAGATGGAAGAGCGCAATGGCGACTATGTAGCAACTAAGTGGTCACCGCACGAGGTAAGCGTGGTTAGTATCCCAGCTGACCCAACCATCGGAATCGGGCGCTCACTAATCACCGAGGCTGCTCCCGAACTCCCTACCGCGCAACGTACTAAGGAGTGTCAAGGCGCCACACCTATTATCACTAATGAAGCGCCTGTTCCCCCTACGGAAGTAGAGGAGATGCAGGACCAACGCCAAGCGGCCCAAACCGCATCTACCCCCATTCCCGAAATGGAAAACACCCCTGATCTGGAGGTGATCCGGTCCAAGGCCGCTGAGGCCGAGCGGACCCGCATCGCCGCCATTAACGCACTGGGCTCTAAGTACCAGATGCAAGACCTGGCCCGTGAACTGATCGAAGGTGCTCGCACCCTCGATGAGGCTCGCGCCGCCGTCCTCGACAAACTCGGCTCTACCCCCATGGAACAACCCATCCGCTCCGCTGACATCACCACCAACGACGTGGGTCTGTCGGACAAAGAGACCAAGCGCTTCAGCTTCGTCCGCGCCCTCAACTTCCTGGCCAACCAAGGCGATGCCTCGGCCCGCCGCGCCGCTGAATTCGAGATCGAAGTCGGCGAAGCCGCCGCTAAGAAGTACGAGCGTTCCTCCAACGGCATCGTGGTGCCTAACGAGGTGCTGCGTCGTGACCTCGTTGCCGGCACTCCCTCTGCTGGTGGCAACCTCGTCGCCGACGAGCTGCTGAGCGGCTCCTTCATCGACCTGCTCCGCAATCGACTCGCCCTGGCTAACGCCGGTGTGACCATGCTGAGCGGCCTGCAGGGCAACATCAGCATCCCCCGCCAAGCCTCCGCTTCCACTGCTTACTGGGTGGGCGAGAACGTGGCCCCCCCGGAATCTCAGCAGTCGATCGACCAAGTCAACATGACCCCCAAGACGGTGGGTGCATTCGTTGACTACAGCCGCCGCCTGCTGCTCCAGTCCTCCATCGACGTGGAAGGCATGGTGCGTAACGACCTGGCCCGCGTGATCGCCCTCGAGCTGGACCGCGCTGGCATCTACGGCACCGGTTCCACCAACCAGCCCCTGGGCCTGGTGAACACCACCGGCGTCGGCAGCCAGACCATCAGCACCTACGGCACCTTCGCCGAGTACATCGGCATGGAAACCGATGTGGCCAGCGCTAACGCCGATGCCGGCTCCATGCGCTACATCATCAACGCTGCTGCCCGTGGCGCCCTCAAGTCCACCGCCAAGTCCGCCACCGCCGTGGCTGCTGGCTTCGTGTACGAGAACGACGAGATCAACGGCTACCCCGCCATCGTCTCCAATCAGCTGCTCAACAACGACGTGCTGTTCGGCGACTTCTCGATGATGATCATGGGCATGTGGTCTGGCCTCGACCTGACCGTCGACCCCTATGCCGGCGCCACCGCAGGCACCGTCCGCATCATCGCTCTGCAGGACGTCGACTTCGCCGTCAAGCAGCCCGGCGCCTTCTGCTATGGCACCTGAGCCTAAGCAGTTGCACCATCGCTGAGCACCGATGCGAATCACCCTGCTTAGGCAGGTGATGATCTCAGGAGAGCCGGCCCTCGCCGGCTCCACCCTGGACATCGCTGACGCCGACGCCACCCTTCTACTTAGCAGCGGCAAAGCCGAACGCGCCAAGGCTGAAGAGGTCGCACCCGCCGAGGTGCCCGCCCTTCCTGCCGAAGCCGAAGCCAAGCCCGCCAAGCCTGCGGCCACAAAAGCCAAGGCTGCCAAACCCGCCCCTCAACCCCCCGAGGACTGATCCATGTCCATCCTGTCCACCGGCCTGGAAAAGCTTGAGCACCTGGCTCTGGCCCCCACCGCTGTCCGTACCAGCAACCTCGACGGCACCGCCGTTGACCTCAACGACTACGAAGGCGACGTAGTGCTGATCCTGGATGTTGCCAATGGCGGCACCAGCACCCTCGATGTCAAGATCCAAAGCTCCGACACCTCTGGCGGCAGCTACGGCGACGTGACCACCGTCTTCTATCGCGGTGGTTCCGAAGTGGCGTCCTCCGCTGTGGCCTTCAGCCAAGTGAGCACCACTGCTTCCAAGCAGTACATCGTGTTCCCCAAAGGCGCCGCCAAGCGCTACGTCAAGGCTGTGAGCACCACCTCCTCCTCTTCTCACACCTACAGCATCAATGCTGTCGCCGTGAAGAAATACGCCTAAGCTTTTAGCGGAAAGCATCCCCGAGCCCCAGGCCTAAGCGGTCTGGGGCTTTTCTTTGCGCTCTACCTAGACTTCCATCACACCCATCAAAGCAATGGCGCTAAGCGAAGACCTAAGCCTGTTCCTCAACGACTTTGGTGTCACATGTATCAGTGGTCGCACCACCGCCCTAGGCATCCTGGACATGCCCAGCAACATCATCAGCGATGGAACGGTCCTGACCACGGATTACACCCTTACAGCTCGTGCATCTGACTTCGGCACGCTGACTTACGGCGCATCGATCACTGTTGCCGGTGCGGCCTACACCGTGCGCGAAACCATGCTCATCGACGACGGCGCCTTCATCCAAATCGCCCTCCAGAAAACGTGATGGACAAGCACACCCGAGACAACTGGGTCAAGGTACGCGCCGCCTTAGAAGCAGCTGGCAAACTCGACTGCCATCTCTACCGTCGTGCTGTAGCCATCACCAACGGCGCCCCTGACCCAGGGCCATTTGGCTCACTGCCCACTAAGTAGACTGCATTAAACAGCGGAATAGGCCATGACTATTTATGGGCAAAGTGCCGACATCAACAGCAACATCTATACTTTTGCCACGCTTACGGAGGTAGGCACATCAGAAGTCGTAGAAGTTCGTGGCAGTAATTTGTCCTTTATCTGTACCGTAACTGGCGGTGACATCACCTGGCAGATCCAAGGTTCCCACAACGGCACCACTTGGGCATCACTGGACCCCGCTAAGACAAAAGCCGCTGGTACGCACGGCGACTTCTACGTCGGCTACGTCGTTCGTTACGTTCGCGTCGTAACTACTGTTCAAGCAGCAGGGCGCACACTGAGTATAAGTATGGCGTGTAATTGACCCACAGACTTAGGCTGTCATAGAACAAGTGCGGCAAACCTATGTCCAGACGTGAACAGATCCTTGCTGCGATTCGTACAGCCCTCACCGGTACGGTCGGCGTTAGCACGCGCATCTACCGCAGCCGCGTAGAGCCTATGGCCAGGGCGGAATCCCCCGCCATCATCGTTGAACCCGTCAGCGACACCCCTGAGCAAAACACCAGCCTGCCCACCCTCGACTGGACCCTGCGCGTCCGCGTCGTCGTCATTGTCCGTGGCAACACCCCCGATCAGCTGGCCGACCCCACCATCGAAAGCCTCCACAGCAAGCTGATGGCCGACCTAACCCTCGGCGGCTTAGCCATCGACGTTCAGCCGGCGCAAGTCACCTTCAACCTCCTCGAGGCCGATCAACCCGCTGGCGTAATCTTCTGCGAGTTCGACGTGCGCTACCGCACCTCAGTAACCAGCCTCGCCTAAGTAGCGCCACTGTGCCGTGGTACGCCTAAGCAGCATCACGGCTTAGCCTAAGACTGCCCGCCAAGCAACTTATGGCTAAGAGTTCCAGCTCTTCGGAGCAACTTATTGACGTGGTGGATGAGCAATCAACTGCGCCACTTAGCGAAGCCGGCGTCGAGGTCTCGCAACCCACTCCGCCTAGCGTTGTCGATGAGTTCCACGGGCAAGGAGGGTCTTACCTTCTCGACCCAACAACCGGTAAGCGGACACTCCTTGAGCGGACTGCGCCGGCCCAATCTCCCATCCAACCCGAGGTAATGAGCAATGGCTCTGACACGTAAGCGCCTGATCCTGGTCAAGAAAGAATCGACCTACGGCACGGACAGCACTCCTGCTGGCACCGACGCCCTGCTGGTCCGCAACCTCGAGATCACACCCATCGAGGCCGATGTCGTTTCCCGTGATCTGATTCGCCCGTACCTCGGCAACAGTCCCCAGCTGTTGGCCAATAGCCGCGTGAGCATCACGTTCCAGGCGGAACTGGCGGGTTCGGGCACCGCCGGTACGGCTCCTCGTTACGGCGCAGTGCTGCAAGCCTGTGGCATGTCTGAGACGATCGTGGCCACCACCAGCGTTACCTACGCCCCGGTTAGCGCTTCCTTCTCAAGCGCCACGATCTATTTCAACAACGACGGTATCCGCCACATCCTGACCGGCTGCCGCGGCACCTTCACCTTGAATGCCGAAGTGGGGCAAATCCCCACGATCGACTTCACGATGACCGGTATCTACAACGCACCGACCGACACAGCACTGCCCTCCACCACCTACAGCCAGCAGGCCAGCCCGCTGATCTTCAAGCAGGGCAACACCTCCGCCTTCCAGTTCTTCAGCTATGCCGGCTGTCTTCAGTCGGTCAGCTTCGACATGGCTAACGAGACCATCTACCGCGAGCTCGTGGGTTGCACCAAGGAAGTGCTGATCACTAACCGGGCCCCCAGCGGCACCGTGATGCTTGAAGCGCCCGCCCTTGCCACCAAGGACTACTTCAACATTGCCCAGACCGAAACCACCGGAAACCTCACTTTCCTGCACGGTACTGCTGCCGGCAACCGTGTCACCCTGACGGCCGGCCAGTGCGACATCAGCAACCCGAGCTACTCGGATCAAGACGGGATTCAAATGCTGAACATCCCCTATGTCGCCACACCAACAACTTCGGGTAACGACGAAGTAAGCCTCGCCTTCACCTAAGTTGCGCATCCACGCCACTTAGGCCCCACGCCACTTAGCCACTAAGCTTCACCGCTTAGTGGCTTTTTCACTTAGCCGCTAAGCTAGAGGCGTTATCACCCACACAACTTATGGCGTTCGTCCGTAAGAAGGTCAAAACCTTCAAATGGCCTGTAACGGTTGAAGAGCCCGCAGACGGCGGCACCTTCGACAGCTCGACCTTCGACGCCACCTTCAAGCGCGTGGGCCGCAGCGAATTCGCCAAGCTCAGTGACAAGGGCGATTTTGACCTGCTCAAAGCGGTCCTAGTGGGCTGGGATGGCATCGACGATGAAGCCGGCAAGCCCGTGCCCTACTCCCTCGAGGCCGCCAAGGAGCTAAGCGACGATCCATACTGGATCCGGGGTGTGCTCCGCGCCTACACCGCTACCTTCGATGGCGCTAAGCAGGGAAACTAAAAGGCGCTGCTGTCCATTGGGCCAGTACCGGTAAGCGGATAGAGGACAAGACCGACGACGATGCCAAGGCCTTCGGGATTGTCCTCCCGCCCTCCACTGACTCAGAGAGTGACGGCAGCACCTACGAGGTGTGGGAGGAAAACTGGGACACCGTCATGATGTTCCTACGTATGCAGACGCAGTGGTCGACCACCATGGCCGGCCACATGGGTCTGAAATACGAGATCCTGCTCGGTCCTGGAGGCTTATTCGCCCTCTACAATGTGACCAATCCACGCGAAATGCTTGAGGATCTCCAGATCATGGAGGCCGCAGCACTGAGCGAGTTAGCCAAGGAGGCCGATGGCTAAGCAAGTAAGCGAGATCCTAATCAAGCTTGGCCTTAAAGATGTTGAGGGCCTTGACAAGCTAAAGGGTGCTTTTCGCGAGCTTGAAAAGTCCATCGGCCCTAATAATGCTGCCATCGAGCGGGCCAGGCAGAGCATCATCGATTACGGCCGCGACAGCCGTAACACCGAACAAATAATCAAGGGTCAGATCGACGCACTGCGCGGTCTCCAATCTCAGGTGGAGCGCGGCTCCTCAACCTGGGCCCAGCTCGCCACAGACATCGAGCAATTCCGCCAAGCCTCCCGCCGCACAGACCGTGAGATTGAGGTACTAAGGCAGAGTATTCTTAACTCTGCCTCTACGCATAATCAGTCTCGTGATTCTGTACAGGGACACATACGCAGTCTCCAAGCTCTTAGCAACCAAGCTTCACTAACTGGCACAACCTTAAGTAACTTAAGGCGCGATATTGCGAACCTGGAACAGCAGATCGAAGTTGCTGAGCAGGGCAGTCGGCGATTCCGCAGTGCTCTGGGTCAAGCTCTAGCTGTAAATCCGCAGTCCATACTTAATCAGTGGCGAGCCTACCGCCAGGTTTTACAAGATTCCGCTTCTTCTGCTGAGGATCTAGCAACAGCCGAACAACGGTTACGGTCTTTATCAGGCGCTCCACGGATTGAGCAACGTCGTGCAGTATCTGCGCAAGCAGAAATCGTGGGGTCTGCCGAATACCAAAGGCGCTTTGGTGTTGGCGGTACTGCTTTAACAGAACAGCTTCCTGACACCACCGCTGCCTTAAGGCAAGAATTAAACGAGTTAAACGAAGATCTCGCTAATCTTGTACGAGGTGGCACGGATTACGTCACTGTATCTAACCGTATCGCTGAGGTTCAGCGCGAACTACGCCGCGAACTTACCGGCACAGCAGACGCATTTGAACGTCTTGCCCGTGCCCAGTCCGCTACTGAACGCCGCGGCCAGAAGGTAGCAGGCATTCAAGAGTATTACAGCACCCAAGGCCCCTTAGCTCCTGGCGTCGGCGGTTACCGCGATCCCGCAACAGGGGCAATGATCGCCCGTGGAGCGCGTACACCTGACCGTATCCGCGTAGATGAAGCTGCCTACGCCCAACCCATCGGCCCTCAAGCCTTCCCCGAAGCAGGTCGTCGCGCTCAACGAGACATCGAGAGTGCCCTAGACGAAGTAAACCGCATCTACGAAAACTCTAAAGTTCAACGTGCCGAGATACAAGCTAAGTATGACCAAATTTTCTTGGATAAAGTTGAGCAAGGCCTAAACATGGAATCTAGGCTTGTCATGGAGGCTAGTGACAAGCAGTTTAAGCGTGAACTAGATAAGTTCGATGAGAAAATGGACATTGCCGACCGCAAGCGCCGTAGTCGACTTACAGCAGGCCAAGCCGTCCAAGCAGCCGGCGCGGCCATCTCTGGCGGTATCTTCGGTGGCCCGGAAGGCTTCTTAGGCGGCGTTGGCGGTGCGGCTATCGGCTCTGCTATTCCTGGCCTCGGCGTGGTCGGCGGCTCCTTTGCCGGTGCAGCCATCGGCGCCCAAGTGGGCATTTTCCGCCAGCAACTAGGTCAATTCACTGAACAGGCCGCACAAATCAGTAAACTCCGTCTTGGTCTTGCTGGTGTATCTAAGGACTTAAAGGAGTTCGAGACTTCAACACGAGCTGTTGAGGCTGCCAGCCAGGCACTACTGCTCCCACTCGCAGATACATACAGGTACTACACGCAGCTTAGAGCCTCTACAGTAGAACTTAATTACAGCGCGGATGAGACTCGCAAGATACTAGAAGGTACCGCCTCTGCTGTCTTAAAGACAGGAGGAAGTCTGGCTGATGTAGACGGTGCTATGAGAGCCGTCGTTCAGATTCTCAGTAAGGGCAAAGCCGCAGCTGAAGAGGTTAGAGGGCAGCTAGGTGAACGCTTCCCAGGCGCAGTCATTAAGTTTGCGCAGGCAAATAAGATGTCTGTCCAAGAATTGGACCAGGCATTCCAAGCTGGTACTGTCACTATTGATAAGTTTATCACATTTGCTAAGCAGAATTATGAAGAAGGAGGTAAGTACATAGAAACACTTGCGGATAGCACAGAATACGCAGGTAAGCGCATGGAGAAAGCGCTTGAGAACCTGCGTTTAGCTATAGGTAGATCCTTAAAAGACAGCGGAGCAGGTTTCCAGAACTTCGCTGCAGAAGCCGCCGAGAATTTACTTTGGCTTGGTCAGCAAATGGCAGCGTTTGCTACTAATGCTGAGATGTTTCTAGGGGGAGGTATGAAAACCCCAGGAGGCACAGCCAAGGAAATAGCAGAAAGGCTGATTGGTGGAGGTGTCACTGTCAGGGAGATTGATCAGTCTATACAGGATTACGAAAATAAGATAAAAGAAGCGAATGATCGGCTGGCTTCAATTAAGACACGTAACATACTTCAGACTATTTTCGATGAAACGCTCGGTGCTGGCACACCCACCCAAGGCCAGACAGCTACCGCAACTGCCGCCCTTGAGAAGCGTATAGCCTTACTACGCGAAGCACTAAAACTGGCCAACGACTTTACCCGCAAAGGTAAACCAGGGGCAGGTGGTGGGGGAGAAGAAGATACCAAAGCTGCGCAAGACCGGGCTAAAGCCTACCTGCAAGCGTTTGACCAGCGCGAAGAGGCCCTCGCTAATGCAAGACTTCAACGCGAAGAGCAGATTGCTCAGATTCGCAAGAACGCGATCGAGCAGGCCTTCCAGATTGAACGCCAGCTTGGTGACGAGCGCCAGAACATCGAACGTGATATGCAGCGCATACAACGTGAGATGGACTATTCCGCTGGCGAGGTGGACCGCTTACGCCGCCTAGCTTCCGGGGAGGATCCTCGTGTAATTGATGCGGAACGTCGGGCTGCCTCAATCAGCCAAAACGCTACAGAGAATAAACTTAAGATTCTCGAGGACATTCAGGACAAAGAGCTACAGCAATCGCGCACAATTGCTGATTTCCAGAAAAATACTGCAAAGCAGATCGCTGACGCTAATCAAGGGTACGCAAAGCAAGTCGGTGAGATTCAACGTGATTTTGCAAAAGCCTCTGCAAAAATTATTGAAGAAGGGAGCGGTAGGGCCGCTAAGCGCATTACTGCTGCTGCGCAGATTGTTTCGCTAGTTTTAGAGCGTTCTAATCTTAATCAGTTACGTACTGGTTACGGTTACCAGCCTGTTAGTGAGCCTACTGGATTTTCTGGTGGCCGTCCGATGTATCAAGGCCTTTCCGGGGAAGAAGTTCCTACTCAAATTAGGCAGATTGATGTCAAACTTGAGCGACTGCTACGCACACTTTTCCCATCGCAAAATACGCAAAGCAGTTTGCCAGTAAATAAGGCAACCGGGCCCGGTATCGGTCAGCAGTTTCTTGGTCTGCTTGGGTCTGAGCGCGGCTACGAAGACGTTGCTGGCTTGATGCCACTTCCTATCCAACGCATGCAGCAACAGGCTGCACGGCCCTTGCGAATGGTCTGGGAGCAAATACAACGCGCAACGGAAGGTGTTTATAGAACTTCTGAAAAAGAAATACAAAAAGTGTTTAAGCCTAATCCTGCTAGGAATCAGCAGGTGCTTAAGCGCATACAGAGAATGCAGGAAGCTGTTCTTGATTGGAATCCGCTTGAGGCGGAGTGGAAAGAACGCGACAACAGGACTCGCGAGCAAAAGCGCAGCAAAACAATCCCCACTCCGGCCTCCGCGGTTAAAAGTATCGTCAATACGCTTTTAAGCCCCATTGTTGATCGAGTAAATACAGCAGAAACGCAGTCTGCAAGGCTGACGCCTCAGCTCGGTAGTGCTGAGTATGCACGTATTTACAGTGCAAATATGGGCTCGTCGCGTGACTTGAGCTTCATGCTCACAGACAATGAAAAGACTATTATCAAAAAGACAATTTTAGATATATTCTCTGCCACTAAGACTGAGGCGTTTAGATTGCCCCGGCGGTTTACTTCTGCCGAACAAAAAGCTAATACGTTGAATCAACTTAGTGCATACGAAAGTGGAGTAATAGATTCTGCAAAAGACGCCGGAAACTCACTAAGGTCAATCATCAGTAATTTTCCTGGCTTCTATGAAGAAGTCATTCAGGAGGCTAGGCACGCTGGCGAAGCCTTTGCAGAAGGCGCACTAAGGAATCTCGGCACATACAGAAGTGCTCCCGCCGAAACGGAACAGTGGCTTAAGGAGCAGGAAGACAGACGCTCGAAGCAGTGGTCAGATATTTTCAGTCAACCAATTATTACGCCAGGCGTCGAGAGTCAATTTGAAGGCGCCATGCTTCCTGGGCGTGGATTTAACCTATCACGTTTGACCAAAAACTTTGGAAACATTGCAAGCGCATCGCCTAACCCGCTTGGTATGCTCGCTCAAGCTATTCAAGGTGCAGCTCCCACGTCCCAATTAAGGCAGCAGGGTGCTCAGCAGCAGCTACAAAATGAAGACACGAAGATGCTTTTAGAGCAATTTGCAAGTTTGTCTGAAATTACTAAAGCCAGCCGCGATAGAAGCCTTGCTCTAAAAGACCAAAACCGTGAACTCCAACTACAGGCGGACTATCTCAACAAGGGTATCGAACCCTCCTTGGCACGAGAGCTTGCAAACTTGCAGCAGTCTTACGAGACGCAGAAACTACTGGTTGAGCTTGAAGCCCAAAGCCTCATCAAAAAAGGAGAAAATGTTTACCAAGTACAGCAACAGAGAGATTTGGAGTTACAAAACCTAGACACGCTAAACAGGCAGAACCAAGCACAGGCCACTCAAAACGCGCAGCGTGCTAAAGCAATCCAAGACGCCCAGCAGCTCAAAGATGCCGTGCTGAATCCCCTACAACAAGGACTTACACAATCCTTTGACCTACTAATCAACGGTACCGAAAACTGGGGCAATAGTCTTCGACAGATTGCCGCAACTGTGCTGCAGGACATCGCTCGTCAGTTGATTCAGATTTACGTCATCAACCAAGCAATTTCCGCTATAGGCAAGCTGTTCCCCACCCCTGGAGGCATAGGAACTATCCCGGTAGCTGCTGTTGCTGCTAACGGCATGGCTTTTGGCCAGAACGGCATCGTCCCCTTCGCCATGGGTGGCATCGTCAACAAGCCGACGCTGTTCAAATTCGCCAATGGTGGCGTCCCCGGCACAGGCCTTATGGGCGAAGCCGGCCCAGAAGCCATCATTCCCCTGAAGCGTGGTCCTGACGGTAAGCTTGGCGTCAGTGGCGGTGGTAGCACCACCAATGTCACCGTGAACGTGGACGTACAGGGCACGCAAGCTCAAGGTGACGATGCTCGAGGTCAGCAGCTGGGCAGGGTAATTGCAGCGGCCGTCCAGACCGAGCTAATCAAGCAGAAACGGCCGGGAGGTCTGTTGGCCTAATGGCGACATTCACCTACATACCAGATCGTCCAGCAACCGAGACGTCTCAGCCCCGCGTAAGTCAAACACGCCTTGGCACGTATGAAGAGCGTACAACATTCGGAATAAACCCTTTTCGCGACACCTGGAACTTGACGTTCAGTAATCGCAGCACATCGGACATCGCAGGCATAGTCACATTCCTCAAAGCACGTGACGGGCTAGAGACATTTGAGTGGGTAACACCCTTTAATGAGACTGCCCAGTTTATCTGTACTGAATGGGATGTACGTCTTGAGTCCTGCAATTACAGGACCGTCGTCGCTGCCTTCGAGCTTCGTTACGAACCGTCTGCAACCAACGCCTTAATTCCCGCTGGTACCGCAACCACGTTTACCTGGATTCCTGACTTCACTGCAGATCATAAGTACAAAGCAAATACCAACACATTTATGTATGGCGAAGGTTACACTAAACGGTTGAAGTTTGGCTTAAACGCTCAGACTGAATCATGGAATCTACAATTACGCAACCGGACAAACACCGAACGGGACCAGATCAGGACCTTCCTTAGACAAGCTCGCGGACAGACAGCATTTATGTGGACCGACCCTCTAACTGGCGTACCAGGCAAGTATACCTGCACCGACTGGACAACCACATTTAATAATCACAATAACAACGACATCCAAACGAGCTTTAAGAAGGTATTTGAGCCATGACAGTACCCGTTTCAGCGCTACAAGAAACTGCCCCAGGAGCGATCATCGAGCTGTTCGAGCTGGAACTGAACGCGGCGCAACACGGCATCAGCGAGATTCGCCGTTTCCATGCTGGTACCAGCCTCAATAACAATGGTGAGGTGGTTTGGAACAGTAACAGCTACGAGCGTTTTCCTATCGAAGCCGAGGGTTTTGAGTACAGCGGCAACGGGCAATTACCGAGGCCAAAAGTCCGCGTAAGTAACATCCTTAATGCAATTACCACATTACTAACAAACTTGCCCGATGGTTTGGAGGGCGCCAAGTTTACGCGTATCCGCACGCTGGCCCGCTACATCGACGCAGTCAACTTTCCTGGCGGCGTAAGTCCCTACAGCCCCGACCCGACAGCCGAATTCCCGCGCGAGGTCTACTACGTCGATCGCAAAACGATTGAGAACCGCAACGTAGTGGAATTTGAGCTGGCAGCAGCGTTTGACCTAGCCAACGTCAGCGCACCCAAGAGACAGTGCATCGCCAACATCTGCCAGTGGGTCTACAAGTCCACCGAGTGCAGCTATAGCGGTGTGCTGCCTTCGTGTCTCAAAACACTGACGGATTGCAAGGCTCACTTTGGTGCCACAGCTGAGTTACCATTCGGGTCTTTTCCAGGTATCGGGACATACATCGGATGACCTGGCGCACTACAGCACTTGAGCACGCCAAGACCGAGCACCCCCGCGAGGCGTGCGGGTTGGTGGTCATCGTCAAAGGCCGTGAGCTGTATTGGCCCTGCCGCAATCTGAGCACCGGCAACGATCAGTTCATCCTCGACCCCGATGATTACGCCGCCGCAGAAGACAGGGGCGAAATTTTTGCAGTGGTGCATTCGCACCCCATGACCCCACCTACACCCAGCCAACCGGACCTGATGGGTTGTGAGGTCAGCGGTCTGCCGTGGTACATCGTCAACCCCAAGACCGAATCATGGGGTGAGTGCCGGCCATCCGGCTACCGCGCTCCCCTTATCGGCAGGCAATGGACTTGGGGCATCAGCGATTGCTGGACCTTGGCCCGCGATTGGTACACCGAGCATGGTCTGCGCTTGCGCGACTGGGATCGTCCACTGACGCCGGAGCATTTTGAAGCCACTCCAATGTTTGACGACTGCTGGCGTGAGGCCGGATTCTGTGAACTCGAGGAAGAGGACGCACTACAAAAAGGCGACTTTCTACTGATGAACATTAGTGGTTCTGGCTTAAACCACTGCGGCGTGTACATCGGCGACGGCATGGTGCTGCATCACATCCGTGGACGGCTCAGTAGCCGCGACCTTTATGGCGGAGGTGGATGGCTGCAAAAATGCACAGGCCGTCGATTGCGGCACCCGAACTTCGTTACCATGGGTGGAGGCTGAGTAGGGCGATGCTGCGTAAAATCCGCGTTTATGGCCAACTTGCCAAGTTCCTAGGGCAGCGCATCTTTGAAGCGGATGTCAGCAGCGCAGCCGAAGCAATCTGTTTTCTGGTGACCAATTTTCCACAGCTGGAACGCCACATGGCCGATCAGCACTATCGGGTAAGTGTGGGCAGTTATGACCTAACCATGGATGAGCTGCACGATCCGTCAGGCCAACAGGAAATCAAAGTAGTGCCCGTAATGGTTGGTGCCGGAGGCGGCACGGGGAAAATTTTGGCTGGCATTGGTTTGATTGCCTTGTCTTTTCTTCTGCCGGGAGCTGGTGTTTTTGGTACGTTTAGTGTTTTTGGGCAAGCAGCAACTGCTGGTGGAATCTTGACCGGTATCGGCACTGCGGCAAGCATTATCGGTGCCACCTTGGTACTTGGCGGTGTATCGCAGCTGTTAACACCGGTTCCAAAAGTCAATCAGATTACCAGCGGAACTGCTGCAAACACTGACCAGGATCCACGCAAGTCCTACAGCTTCTCGGGCGTTCAGCAAACGTCACGGCAGGGCGTGCCGGTCCCAATTTGTTATGGGGAAACGCTGGTGGGGTCGGTGGTGATTTCGGCAGGTATTGACACAGTGCAGGTGTATAGCTGATGGCCCGCATCTACGGCGCTGGCGGCGGTGGTGGCAAAGGCGGCGGCGGCGGCGGCGGTGGAGCACAGGCGCAGCCCGTACCACGCACGCCTGTCACAGAACCCGACAGCCTTAATTCCAAGCAGTACGCGCAAGTCCTTGACCTACTCAGCGAAGGCGAAATCGAAGGGCTTAAAAACGGCCATCAGTCAATTTTTCTTGACAACACACCTTTACAGAGCTCCAGCGGCACCTACAACTTTCAAAACGTAACTATTGCCACGCGCAACGGCACTCAAAATCAAGCGTACATCCCTGGAACCACCGACATTGAAGACGAAAAACCTGTTGGCGTTGAAGTGCAATACGGCGCCCCTGTCGTCAAAACAATTAGCGATCCACTGGTAAACGCAGTTCGAGTTACCATTACAGTCCCACAATTGCAGACCTTCACAGACGAAGGTGACGTATACGGCTCCCAAGTTGGCCTGCGTATCTACGTCAACTACAATGGGGGCGGCGACACGCTAGTCATAACTGACACCATCGTCGGGCGCACTGCTGATGCATACCAACGCGATTATCTAGTCAATCTTAATCCCATCTATCCACTCACAATCAAAGTAGAGCGGGACAGGCCAGACAGTACAAACACAAAAGTCATCAACGCATTCAACTGGACTTCGTACACAGAGATTATCTACGCAAAGCTCAAATACCCAAACAGTGCATTGGTTTGGTTGCGTATTGATGCTGAACAGTTCAACAGTATTCCTTCACGCTCCTACCTAATTCGCGGCATAAAAGTACGCATCCCCAGCAATGCCACAGTCGATACCACCAACGGCAGGTTGATATACGCAGGCGTTTGGGATGGTACTTTTGGCGCCGCCCAGTGGTGTAGCGACCCGGCGTGGATTTTATGGGACTTGCTCACATCTCGCTACGGGTTTGGTGATCATATCCTTACTGATGCAGAAAAAACTAGCTTTAATGGCAATGCCAGTAGGCTAAATAAGTTTGCCTTTTACGCTGCTAGCCAATACTGCTCCACGCTGGTGCCTGATGGTTTTGGCGGACAAGAGCCCCGCTTCTCCTGCAACGTTAATATCCAAACCGCAGAAGATGCGTACAAACTTATCAATGACATGTGCAGCGTTATGCGCTGTATGCCTTTCTGGAGCACTGGCGCGTTAACTATCAGTCAAGATAGGCCTGCAGATACTGCTTACCTATTTACGCTGGCAAACGTCACCGAAGAAGGTTTTACTTATCAAGGCGCTAGCCGCAAAACACGACCTAATGTATGCGTCGTAAGTTACCTTGACCTCAATAGCCGTGACATCGCTTACGAGGTAGTCGAGGACGCGGAAGCTATTCAGAAGTACGGGGCTGTAAGAACTGAAATCAGTGCTTTTGCCTGTACCAGTCGTGGTCAGGCTTACCGCATTGGTGAGTGGCTTCTGTACTCTGAACGCTACGAAGGTGAAATTATCAGTTTTACTGCGTCCATCGAAGCCGGTGTATTAGTGCGCCCTGGGCAAATTATCGAAGTAGCAGATCCTGTAAAAGCTGACGCCCGTCGTGGTGGTCGTATCTCTGCTGCAACGCCCACTGCCATCACCGTCGATGATGCCACGGGCCTAACGGTGCCAGGATCTGATCTATCAGTCATCCTGCCTAACGGTAGTGTCGAGACACGCAGCATCGCAGGCATTGCAGGCAACGTCATTACAGTCGGCACTGCTTTTTCATCGGCACCTAATTCCAACAGCGTCTGGGTTTACCAGACAAACGATATCCAAACGTCAACTTGGCGAGTGCTAAGTGTACAAGAGCAAGACGGTACTACCTATGCCATCAGCGCCGTTGCCTACAACGCCAGCAAGTATGACTACATAGAGCGTGGCACTGCACTAGAGCAGCGTGACATCACCAACTTAAACGAGCCTGCCGGTTCACCCCAGGCGATGACATTCCGCGAAGTCCTTTACGAAGAAGCGGGCCAAGTTCTTTGCAAGCTGATCATCAGCTGGTTGGCACCTGTCAACGAACGCGGAAAAGTAAGTGCGGTCAACTATCGAGTGCAGTGGCGTAGACAAGACGGCAACTGGACACAGGACACAGTCACTACGCAGGAGTACGTCATCTATGACACCGCACCAGGCAATTACCAAGTTATTGTTTACGGACTGAATGCCGGAGGATTCCCCTCTGCAGTAGCAGCCCGCTTAGATGTATCCGCACGCGGCAAACTAATTGAACCGGCTGGCGTACAAAACCTCACCCTTGAGCAGATCAGCGCCAATTCAGCCCGATTGCGCTGGGACGCTACGACTGACCTCGACGTAAAAGTGGGTGGCCGTGTCCACATTCGCCACACCAGCGTCGTAGACGGCACTGGCACATGGGCCAACTCACAGGATCTCATTCCTGCAGTGCCTGGCTACAGCACTGAGGCAATTGTGCCAATGGTTGAAGGCGAATATATCGTCAAATTTGAAGACAGCAGCGGCAAGCAGAGTCTTGCCGAGGCCAGCGTCATTGTTGACCTTCCTGATCCACTCAGCGCATTACTTGTCATCGACAGGCGTGAGGACACAACCGTTCCACCATTTCTAGGTGAAAGTACAAATCTTTTCTATAGTGCTGCGTACCAAGCTTTGACGCTCGGCGGCACGGCATTATTTGATACTATTCCAGATTTCAACTTACTTGCAGACTTAGACTACTACGGCGATACTGCAACAACTGGCACATACGTCTTTAATGACATCCTAGATCTTGGGGCTAAATACTCACTAGACATTCGTCGTCATCTTGTTGGTGGCGGTTTCTACCCGTCTGACCTGATCGACGCACGAACCGAACTCATTGATACGTGGACAAACTTTGAAAGTGCCGTGGCAGGTCAGGCGAACTCCAAGATCTGCGTGCGCACCACCGACGATGACCCGACTGGATCGCCAACGTGGAGTAATTACCAAGAGTTCGGCAACGGTACTTTCACAGCACGCGCATTCCAGTTCAAGCTCGACGCCTCAATGTTTGATCCGGCACAAGCGTATGCCTGTTA